GGGTTGATGGTTTGTCTAACCGTCGGCTGCTCGATAAACGTCGTAAAATCTTCCTGTGATGGCTGCGCCCCCGCGTATTGCGGGTTGGTCATCATATTTTCGCGCCATTGCTGCATCGCCTTGTTGTAGGCGTCAGTGTCAACGGTCGGCGTTTTTGTCCAAGTGACTTCCTGCGACCCCGTGGGGCCGTAGATGTTGGGATTGGACATATAAGCTGATTGCTTGGCGGCTGCCAAGTTGGCCTCACCCTGCTTGACAGCTAGGGTGGCGTAATCAGGTGCTGGCGGTGGTGACGGTGAACTTTTGCCCATACCTCGGCTCCAAATATCGACACCGTTCGGGTGTCTGCGTCATCAAAACAATATCTCCAGAGTCATGCGCGGCATCCTTTATCCGCGCTTCCTCGGAAAAGCCCATTTTGCTGACCAATTTAAGCGCTCGGGTATGATTGCTACTGATTGGCCCTATTATCTTATCAACTCCTGCGACGTTGTACGCATAATCGTATATCGCCGCAATATAGGTGGGCGTTACGCGGTGCCACGCAATGTGACACACCAATGACCGCCCGTTCCAATTCTCAAATACCGTCCCTGCGACCAATTCGCCGTCGCGTTCTAATCCAATGGCGACCGATCTTTCAGGCCAAAACGCCCCGTTGGTATGGTCAACCACCCAGAAGCCCACTTCAGGGCCGTTTACGATGCGCCAGCCCATCCTAATTGGTACACCACGTCAGTGGATGCCCACTCCAATGTCACGTTTTTGCTACTACTGTTGAAAACAAGACCGCCGCAATAGCCAATACCTTGGATGCCGACAAAGTTGTTGGTAATGATGATGTCAGCACCCCACACTGACTGATTCCACAAGCCAACGTCCCACAACCCGTACTGCGTTGCGACAAATGACAAGGCACCCAAATCCGCGTCGGTCTGAAAATCAACGTTCATGCCAATATCAATGGTCGGCTGGCCGTTGCTGTAGATTGTGGGTCGTGCGCGGGTAAAGTATTTTATTACTCCACGCGTCTCAAAGTAGTTAAAAGCCTGCAAGGCGCGAGTGGAAATCGCTAGATTGTCGTCGTTAAAGCCTGTAGCGCCTGATCCTGTCGTCCAAGCCTCTGCAACATAGCCATCACCGCCGAAATACGGTTGATCGTTTAACAACGCAAAACAATTAGCCGCCCAACCCGTGAATCGGCACCACGCTTTTGTAATGTTATTCATCACAAATTGCTGTTGATTGCCGACTGACACGGGAACGTTAACAATCAAGGCGTTATTGAGCGGGTTGTACAATAACCCCCATCCAAAGTTTGTTTTGTATTGTCGAGCCGCCTCTGCAAACGCTCCTTGGATTTTGTCAGACAGCGCTACTTGTGGGTCTAATCTTGATGATTGCAAGGCAGACGCGAACGGCACCAAACCATCTAGGGTCAAGATCAGCAAATCACCGCCGTACTTTTGAAAGCACCGCCGAGAAATAGGCGAACCGACTACCCAAACGCCAATCAACGCCCATGTGGATGCGTTAGAAGGATCAGTGCCGCGATAAACAATGACTTCGCCTTGATCCGTAATAAATACCAAGTTGTCATCAACCCCGTAGCCTGCGTCAATCGTCCACGACGCCATTGCGACCAAGCTGCCGCCTAGATGGGCGACTGATGACAAATCTAACGTGTTGGCGGCCCCACCTACGGATGCGGTCGGCAAATACCACGCCTTCAAGGTATCTTTTTGAATAAACCACATCCTGTTTTTAAACAGGGTTGGTTGAATTAGCGTAGTTGTGGTAACGCCAGTAATTGCGGGTGAAGATACGCCATCAATGGCTGTCCAAGTGCTGCCGTCATACAGCAAGGGTTTATCAACGCCATTGGCGGCATACAAATACCCACCGCCTGCGGTCGTGATGTTGGTGTATTCCCATCGGCTATTGCTTAAGCTGCTAACTTCTGCTGCTCCAACAGCACCCGCTGTGGTGACATCAAAAATTTCACCGCTCGCCACGGCAAACATTTCATCTGTTGCCCCGGCGTTGTACACCAACAAACTCTCAACCTGACCCGTGATGCCTGTGGCATGTTTGGTAAAGCCACCCCGCAACGAAACGCTTGATACGCCGGGAAATAAATTATCTAGCGTTACCGCATCCGTTGGTGCCATGTTGGCCAATGAATCGCGCGCGTTCCAACCGCCCACAGGGGCAGGCAACGACGCTACATTGTTCGTCGTGCGCTGAATCAACCGCCTGCGAACAGGTGATGCCATTAGGTGCTACCCGTTCCATAACCGCTGTCAGGGATATTGTCGTAGCCGATCAACACGGTGCCAGGTCGCGGTGCAAACGACAGGTTAGCCGCAGCGGTGTCTTGCGCGACTGCCGTTTCAAACTCCATCAAGTAATCGCGGTACAGGGCAGTCGTGTCAAAACCCTTGGCCTCAAAATACTTGAGCTTGGTTCCCAACACCATCAATCGGTCAGGATAGATGCAAGTATCATCGTCTGACGTAAAACTGTTTTTCGGCGTACCGTCTGCCGCTTCTACCCACGCCTTGCTGCGATATTCAAACCCAAGCAATTCGCCCGCATTCGTACCTGGCCAAATCTGGAAGTATTTACCGAGCAAACGCCAGCGAATACGCGGCCCCGTGCTGATGTAGCCTGATAGCAACCATTGCCACTGCTGCGGGGATTCGGGGCCGAGCATTTCCCAGCGCTTGCTCTTGTCCCAATGCGTGCGGTTGACCGTGCTGACGTAATCCGTTGGCAAGTCATATTTCACCTTTTGGAAAATGACTTGACCACTCACCACCGTTTCTGTCGGCGCATAGTTCAGCGTAACGCTTGTTGGCCCTACGGATGTGATGTACGTTGCGTTAGGTATTCCAACGCCTTGCACCTGATAGTTGGTAGACAGGCTTGACGTATCAGCAAGACCCGTAATGGTCGCCACGCCATCCACCCATGAGCCTGTGGCGGTTGACGCTTCGGTATAGAACGTGTGTTGGCGTGTCAGTTCTCGCCAATCGGCACGACGGAGCAACTCATACCCGCACGCATTCATTAACGCTAGAAGCTGCACGACATCTTGACTGTTGTTGCCTGCGACCGTGGATGGGGTGGGGATACCGAGTTCTTGCGTACACTCGGTAATCAGTTCAACCATCGTGCTGCCCATGCTATGCCTCCATTACAGGCTCTTTAGGCGGCCTGCCACGCTTCTTGGATTCCGTCGCCATCATCGCCTGCATCTGCGCTTGCAATTCTGCCAGTTGTCGCTTGGTATCTTCTAGCTCTGCGTTACTTTCCACGCGGTTTTTGCGATTCAAGTATTGGCGTGCGCGTTCGCGTAAGCCCACGCCGCCCATGCCGACACGCTGCAACTGCGAGTCAGACGCAAGCGCCAATTGTTCCACCGTCAAAAACTTAAGGATGGTTAACTCTGCGATCTGATCGCGGTTGATGTCATCCGGCGCATCCGTCAACCATTGTGATAGCGGGGTGCCAATCTCTTGTGCAGCGCCTTCGCTTTGCTGCATCTGAAAATAAAGCCACTGACGTGGAAATCGACCTTTGTGATCGTCTCGCACCGGCTGGTCAATCACGTTAGTCTTATCGCCCGGCGCTTGAATTCGCACATAAGGGTTGCCCTTGTTGGGGCCATCCTCGCGCAAGTAAAACTCAACGTGCAGTTGGGCGTCGGCGTTATTGATGTCGCTATCTAATGGCATTGTCCTACTCCTGTGGGGATTACAGGTTGTTGACCTGTGTTACGGTACAAATGATTGAGGGAGTCGCCGGCCATACGCTTGTGGCGGTGGCCGCTAAAACTACAACGTTAGGGTCATCTGCCGCCCACATTAATTCTACATAATGCGTGGGTTCTAGCTGGATAACAAAATTCCATGCCGCAACTTGACGCGCCGCAGTGCCTTGTAGTGTCAATGTGGTGGTGGTGTTTGGCACGTTCGTGCCGTTTTTGCGTAGCCAGATATAAACATCGGCTGCGCCGCCTGACGCTTTATCTAACTGCGCTGAAAATTGCACGTTGTAGACGCCTTGGTTGTCTACCACTAACCGCGAAGAAGGCGAACCGATAGACACGCCGTTACTGCTGTCTGTCGTGTCAAATGTCATCGCGTATGCCGTATTGATACTTACAATGGTTTGTGTGGTGGTGTCTGAAAATGCGCCGTAGTGAAGAATTGGCACAGAGCGGCCAAACGCCTGCAGTTCTTCCCACAACGTATTGGTCACGGCATAAAACATGGCCGAGCAAGTACTGTTTATGGTTCCAAAACCCGCCGTATTAATTGTGCTGTTTGTATCATACGGGTAAACCGTCAGTGGATTTGCGCCACCATTTCGCACAATGATGGTTTCGCCCGCTTCCGTTGGCGGCAATTTGACGCCAGCGCCTACGCCGGTCGTTGTGACATTGTTATAAACATAACTAATTTGCGTGGCATCGCCTGCTGACGTGCCAGCGGCGGTCACACTTGCGTTACCATCGCCGCATATTGCGATGGTGGACAGGCTGTTAACGCCTGATCCTAATACGCGAGAAGGAATGGCCATTATGCTGCCTGCGCCCGCTCACCACGAACGCGCATAATTTCAGCAATCAACCCTGGGCCTTTAACGTCTACCGTTATATCGCCCATCACGTCAAATAACTTTTGGAATTCGTTAGCCTGTTGGGCCATCGCCATATTACAGTTGAACTTTTTGCCGCTTGGGCCACCTACCCAAATGTCAATGGCAGGGCCGGTATGCTCGCCCGTGAAACGTTTTAATCCATCCGCTCGATTGCAACTGTCATAGCCATACATCACAAAGTTGCGAAAGCCGAGCAAATAGCCAATGTTGATAGCGCGCAGTCCCGAGGTCGTCCCACCGCCCACAGCAAGTTTGCCAGGCCCAACGGCTTGCATTTCAGGGCCATCTGCCCATGAATGCCACAACCAAACATTTTTACCCTTTAAATAGTCAAACGTCACCGCAGGGCAACGCGATGCCACCATGTACACCGTGCGTGCATTGGCTTTTTGAATGCCGCTAGTGCGATCACGCGGGTCAAGGTTGACCCACATATCCGGCTCAACGCCGTTATCACATAAAAAATCGTGCGCTGCTTTGATTGCCACAATCGGCAAACCTGCGCGACGGTGCGCCTTGATGTCATCAATAAAGTCAGGCATTGACCACCCGCTTGCCACTAGCACCATCGTGCCGTTGTGCTTAATCGGAACGGGCGTTAATTCTGGTAGACCACGGGCAAGCGCCGAGCGGATGTTGGTGCATAACTCCTCATCCGTTCCCGCCGCCTGCACCGTGATCTCCAGAGGGTGCATCGTTAAGACCCGACAACGCCCGTGGCGATGTGCGGATAGCCCGCAATGCAGGTGACCGCAGAGGCCGAAGCCGCCGAGGTCGTGGCCACAAGGCCCGCCACCAAACCGCCGCTTACGGTCGCGTCATCCAAGACGCCGCCCGTTGCGGTGGTAAACAGCGGTACCGACGGCTCGCAGGCCGTGGCAACGCTGACACGCGGTTTGCCGCCCAACTGCACCCAGCCGTAATAGCCCGAGGCAATGGACACTTGAGCAAAGCCAACTGCCTTGCTCGCCGCTGCGTTGGTGGTGGTCAACGGCACAACCGTATCGTTTACGAGAACGGAAACCGCCGCGTAAGCCGCTACAGCCGAAGCCGCCTGTACATACACCGCCTGACCGCCATCGTCCAAGTTCACGGTCGTGCCGAGATTAAACTGTGCGGTGTCGTCGGTGAAGCCGAGTGCCACGCCAATGACGTTAGATGTTGAAATTGCCATTTTCGTGTACTCCGTTAAGCAATCAAAACGCCCTGGAACTGACTACCCGAGCAGGTCAAGTTGCCTGCCCAGCCAATCAATTTCACGATGGCGTCTTGGTTGACCGCCTGCCGCTCGCCGCCAATCGGCACAAAGTTACGATCTTTGTGTGGACGGAAATGCAGGTACTTGGTGTTGAGGAACCACATGTGGTTGGCGTTGCCTGACCCGCTGTTGTAGGTCGAGGAACCGATACCACCGTCCAACACCACGTCGGAGGCCATACCGGCACCGTAGTACTTCAGCGAGGCAAAGCCCGCGCCTGCGAGGCCCGAACCACTCTCGGTGATACGCTGAATCGCCTGAAGCGATTGCAGGTAAAAACGATAGTAGTTGTTGTCAGCCACGATTAGGTCAGGCTTGTCGGTGCCACGCACCAACTGCACTGCCAAGGCATCCATGTAGCCCTGAATGGTCGTGTTTGACACAGCACCCGCACCACCGCCATCAGCGGCAGCCGAGAACTTCTTGCTCTGCCAGAACGTCCACACAGCGCGATTGATGCCGCCGTAGGTTCCCGTAGTCGGGTCATCCGGCACTGCCGCAGCAAGACCCGTAAGGTTCTTACCCGCATTGCCCGTGCCGTCGCCGTACAGGTCACCGCTGATGCGGTTCGCTAACTGCGCTTCAGCCACCGACATACGACCATCAAGCAGGTCAATAATGGCCTCCTTGCCCGAGTTCTGGATCATCTCCAGACCCGAAATGGTCACCGCACTGGCGTACTGCGTAATGCTGAACTGGGCAGCCGAAATGGGGCTGTTCTGTCCCACGTTCAACACCTCGTAGCCGCTGTACGAGTTGGTGTTGTTGGTTGAGTCATCGTTGTACATGATTTCTTGCAAAATCACGTTACCGCCCGAAAACGTTTTCACGTTCCCGCGCTCCTTCAAGCGACGAAGCAACGCATTGTTGTTCGTCACGTTATCAGCAAGCTCACCGCTACGGCTCTGGATCGTAGTAGCGATGATGTCGCTGATACTAGAGTTGGCCCATGCCATGTTTTTACTCCTTGATCAGTTAATTAAAAACGCTCCTCGATTTCGGCAAATGCCTCTTCGAGTAACGCACGACGGTCGCCGCTCTTGGGAGCCGTGTTTACGCCGGGTGTGGCGCTTCTGACACTCACCGCTGCTGCGCGTGCAGTTTTGGCTGCACGGTTTTGCTCTTTCGCCTGTTTGCTCGCCGCTTCAGCCTGTTGGGCTTTTTGCACCGACTCAAACAAGTTGAGATCGAGTCTGATGGCCTTGTCATACGCTTCGTCCAGCGTCTGCGCGATTCCGCTCTGTAGAAGCTGGATCATCGCAGGGCGGGCTTCTTCAAAATGCTCGGCCTTCAAACTAAATTGGTTAATCTCGTTTAGCAGGGTCTGATTTTCTACCATTTCCTGCTGCTGTTTCCAGCCCATGACTTCGCCACGGACTTTATTCAATTCGTTCTGTAATTGCCATACAAGCGGATCAACGCCCTGTTGTGGCGCTGCGCCTTGCGGAGCGGGCTGCTCCTGCATCGCACCCAAGTTAATGCCATACGACTGCGCTAGCTGCATAAAGTATTGCGCTTTTGCTTGCGGATCGCTGTTGCGGAGCTTGTGGTCGGCCTCCATCAGCGCCGCCACGGCTTTATCTGGCGTTAACCCTAACCCTTGGATGGTCGTCATGTAAGGCTCTATGGCCTCTTGCATCGCATCCGCAAATTGCGCCTTTGACATGACCGATTCGACGCCCTCGCGCATCTGTTGCTCGCGCTGCCAGGCGTACTCTTGCATCTTTGGGTCAGCCTTTGCCCAAACTTCGTGATAATCCTTTTTCCACGACGCAGGAGGCCGACGCCATACAGGCGGCTCGGCTTCGGGTTCGGCCTCGGGTGCTTCTTCTTTCGCCGCTTTTGGCGCAAAGCGACCCTTTTCATCGCGTCCAATGTTCTCAATCGGCTCACCGCGCTCGGCGGCCTCTAATCCCGCCTCCAACATCTCTCGGCGG